CGGACCCCGTCCCGCGATTCGCTCGATCACCGGCGCGTGTTGGCGAGTTACGACCAGCACGGCAGTAACCAGTGGCCGCAGCAGCACATCGAAAAGATGATGCAGGCTTACGCCCCATTCGTTTCTGCGGATGAAGTGGCTACGCTGACTCGGGGGAAGAGTCGTACTCTCTCCGGGATCGGCCCCTACCTCGCCAAAATGGCAGGGATGGCGGCGGCGAGCGTGAATCATCAAGCCACGTTGGCAATTCTGAAGAGTCAAGGATTGTGGGGGAACGAACAGTACGGCCCCGAGCAACTCAGTCGGCAGTTCGGCTGTCAGCTCGCGGCGATGCCGTACATCCAAAAGGGAATTAACGGCCGCGAAGTGCGCAAGGTCGCGCTCGCGGAAGGGAGCGGCCAGACGGGCGGTTACACAATTCCGCCGCAGTTCATGAACGAGTTGTTGACGATTGCTGCCGAAGACGGCTTTATCGAGCAGCGAGCCAAAGTGATCCCGATGAACTCCCGCACGGCCCAATGGCCGATGCTGGATATTACGACGGCGCAGAGTCGCGGCACCAGCCCGTACTTCGGCGGTATCCTGGCGCAGTGGCAGCCGGAAGCGGCGAGCATTAACGAGAGCGAACCCGCCTTTCGACTTACCGATTGGACGGCCTGGGATCTCGTGTTGTATGCGGTGAGTAGCAACCAGTTGCTCGCCGATAACGGGATTGGTCTGGACGCGCTCCTGACCAGTCTTTTCGGCCAGGCGATTACTTGGTACAAGGAATACGCTTTCCTTCAGGGCAATGGAGCGGGAGCGACGATGCCTCTGGGCGTGATCAACGCTCCAGCAACGATTGCCCAGACACGACTCGTGGCCAATCGGTTCCTCATGGCCGACGCCGCCAGTATGATGTCTCGGCTCCAGATCCGTAGTTGGAGCGACGCTTGCTGGATCGTACATCAAAGCGTGATCCCCCAGTTGATCCTAATGGTGGATGGCGGTGCGGCGGCGGGTGTTTACGGGACGGGTGCAACCACGAGCTACATCGGTGGCAATCGCTTGGCGTGGCTACCACCGATGGGAGCCGATGGGAAGGGGCCGGCGGGCGTGAAGTTCCCGCAGGCGTTTTTGAATGGTCTGCCGCTCTTTATTACCGAGAAGCTGCCGCAACTCGGAACCCGCGGCGACGTGATGTTGTGCGATTTCAGCCGCTACGTGATTGGTCAACGGCTGGACCTCCAGATTGACGTGTCGCCGCACTACCTGTTCCGCAACAACCAACTGGCCTGGCGCGTCATTGCTCGTTGCGATGGCAAGCCGTGGCTGAACAGCGCGATCACGGATGCGAGCGGTTGGACGGTAAGTCCGTTTGTCGTGCTCAACTAATCCGTATCAACCAGCGAGCACGGAGTCTAGCGTCTTCAACCCAGAGAGGGGGTGATCCTTGTCTAAGTTCAAGCGGGGTCGGGAAACAGAGACGGTGACAGCGAAAGACGTGGGGACACTACCTCCCGAAGTGGTTCCCCCTTCCCCGACCCCGCCCGAGGGAGGGGTTACGGAAAACCCGCCACCTGCTGCCCTCCCTGTCGGACTACAAGAATTGATCGAGGAAGATCCAATCCCCGAGGAAGTACTAGAACCCTTGACCAAGGAAGAAACGTTGGGGGACCAGTGGGAGCGGCAGGTCTCCGAGGACGGAACGGAACAGTGGATCAATCGTCGGGACTTTTCGGTGGCCGGGGGAGTAGTCCCCCAGGGAGTGATTCGTTCCCTTGACGAAGCCTACGCTCTGGAGATTCAACGACGTGAGTGAACCTAGGCGATTTCTAGAAGAATCTACGGAAGAGGAGATCCAACAGGAACTCCAACGCCGGCGCAAGGAAGCTCTTCGCCACTACGCCTCCGAAGACCTGGAAGCGGAGTTAGCTCGTCGTCCCCGCGGTCCTCAGGACCAACCGCCGAAACTCGTGGAGAAGTAATAATGGCTACCGCACAACGCTTACGGCTACCACAAGGGGGGAGTAGTACCGCTCCGCCCCGTTCCGAATCGGAAGAGCGCGGGAGCCCCCGGCGGAAGTCGTTCACCGAGTTTCTCAACCTTATCCGCGGCGCTGACAATCGGAACCCGGAAGGACGACAGTACGAATGTCGGAAGGCGCTAGAGAAGCGTTACCAGACGGGCTACGTCGAGAAGTCCTATCGGGGGGATTCCTGGAGTCCGGTCGAAAAGGCGGCGATGTCTGTCGTTTCTGGATCCACGGGTGGTTATCTCGTCCCGATTGATTTTACGGACGCTCTCCTGGAAGCTATCGTCGAAGAGAGCTTTATTTTTCCCCGCGCCACGGTGATCCCCACTTACTCCACGGAGACCCAAGCTCCCCGTCCGAACGTCGAAACCGCTCCCACGGCGCGAGGAGTAAGCCCAATGTTCGGGGGCGTTCAGTTCCGTTGGGGGATGGAGGATGCTCCCGTCCAAACCGAACCGACGTTTCGGATGGACACGCTGACGGCGTGGGATCTCCTCGGGGATGCAGTGGTGAGTAACCAGTGGCTCCAGGATGCCGGCGCGATCCAGGCTACCGAATCCTCCCCCCGTCCCGAAGCAAACCCGCTCTTGAAAGCCGAACACTACCTGATACGCTTGTTCGGGAAGGCGGCGGCTTGGACGGCTGAATATGCTTTCCTCCAGGGATTGGGGGCGGCTCAACAGATGCCACTCGGGATCGTAAATTGCCCTGCTCGGCATCTTGTCTCCCGCGCTGGAGCGAATGCGATTGTCATTGCCGACGTAGCGAATATGGCCGCTCGGCTACTCCCCCGCAGTTGGGGGAAAGCCGTCTGGGCTGCGCACCCGTTAGCGATGGCGCAAATTGCTCAAATCGCGAGTTACCAGGCGAACCAGCCGGTGAATTGGAAGGACGTGGGAGTAAGCCCGGCGGGAGTCCTCCTCAGTATCCCGTTGTTTGTAACAGACAAACTTCCGGCTCTCGGCAACCGCGGCGACTTGGTTCTCTTCGATCCGAGTCTCTACGTCATTGGGCAACGTGCGGAAGTCGTGGTAGACGTCAGCCCCGATGTGCTATTTCTTACGAATCAGACGGTCTACCGTATCTGGCTCCGGCTCGATGGGAAACCGTGGTTCTCTAGTACGGTCACTCTCCCCGACACAACGACGGTGGTGTCGCCTTATGTCGTGTTGAATGCCTAACCTTTGTTCGTTCGCCAATTTCGGCGACACCTTTGGAGGAGCTTTATCTTGCACCCGTTCACTGAACAACTCTGTCAGGCGCTGGCCCTGGTCAGCCACGTTCCCCCCGCTGCTCAGACTTCGGGGACAGTCTACGCCAGTTCCCCAGTGGACATGGCGCAATTTCGTCGAGCGATTGCGATTATCAACGTCGGCGTGATGCCTTCGGGTACGTGCGTCGCCGGCTGGTTCGCGGCTAACAACGTTGCTTTTACGACTACGCTTACGGCTAGCTCCGGGGCAGTCAGTAATACGACGACTGGCCCTATCGGCTCGACGTGTGTCTTCGGAGCGACAGCGGCAACGCGAGCCGAAAAGATGGAAATCCGAGCCGATCAACTCCCCTCTGGGATGCGCTGGGTTCAGCTCCAGATCTCTGTGAGCAGTGCTGCCGCTCCCTTGTTCGGAGCGGAAGTGTTCGGGGCGCATCCGAACTATTCCCCGGCGAACCAGTTCGAGAGTACAGGCTACGCCACGGGTACGACCGGTAGCGCAATTGTCGATCAGACAGTTGTGAGTTAACCGATAGCGTACTCTTTTCCGTAGGTCTACCTCGCTACCTTACTCAGCGAAGGGGGAAACGGTAATGACGACGGCGAAGACGTTTCCAATCCCAGGTAAATTAAAAGCCGAGGATCTGGGGCAGTTGCTAGAGCTGGTGACGGATAAAAACGTCCTCCAGCTCGGTTGCCACTGCGGCCGTGGGTTAGTGGCTATCGCCCGCCACGCCAAAGAAGTGTGGGTACTCGAAGATTTCACCTACACGTTCGGCCTGGATGGAATCGGACAGGAACTCATGGCGAACGTGGAACGGTATGCTCCCCCCGAAAAGGAGATTCACCTTCTCCAAGGGACGCCTCTCGCCTGGGTGGTATATGACGAATCCCACGATCTACGGCGGGATCTCATAGACGTGGTTTATCGGGACGCGGATCGAAAGGAGGACACGAGGAACCTGGACGAACGACTTGCGTACGGAGTACTCCGTCGCTATGGGGGGATCTACGCCTGGCACGACAAGGAGCGTGACTTGAAGTGGCTTCGAGTCGAACCGGTAAACGTGGAGGTAAACTAACATGGCGCAACCCCAGCCTTTCGTACTCCTCCCCCCGGTAGATCCGCAAGCCGTGGTTAGCGAATGGATCGCCGTGGCCATCGAGAGCCACCAACTCGGACGTTACCCGGACGCGGAGCGACAACTACGCCACGCACTGAAATTGGATCCGGATAACCCCCGGATTTACAACAATCTGGCGTGTGCTTACGCTGCCGGACAAAATTACAAGGAAGCGCTCTTGGCCGCGGAACGAGCGGTAATGGCAAGTCAAGGAAATTGGTCTCATCTCGATGAAATCCCGGAAGGACAGAAAGCCCATGGTGTTTCCCTTTGTAACTGGGCGTTGATCTATCTCGATCTGGAACAAACGGAATTAGCTATCCAGAAAGCTGCGTTAGCGGTCCAGATACTACCGTGCGTCCAAACCTGGACGACGCTAGCTATCTGCTATCCCCAGGCGGGACGAGCGGCCGAA